AAATATGAGAAGACTTTCATCTTCTATAAACTCTGTGTTGAATCTGATGACAGGATCACACCCAAAAGAAGAGTTTGTAAAACATTTAGAAGAAGCTCAGAAATACAGACAAGATATTGATGATGCAATCCAGAGAGAGCCTTTAGAGGGGAATGAAATAAATAGAGTAAAATAAACGTTTAATTTTTAATTATTAGTTATGTCACAAACTGCAGTTTTAGAGTCTGTAAACAAAACAGACCAAGAATTTAAAGGAATGAGCCTTTATGAAATTAAATTTAGAGATGATCAAACACCCTACATCACGTGGAGATCACCTGAATATCCTATCACTTTTAACCCTGGTGATAATGTTAATTTTGAAGTAACAGGAGAAGATAAAAAGGACCCAGCTAAAAAGAAGATCAAGTTCTTAAAGAGTAATGCTTCTTCTAGTAGTGCACCACGTAATGGGTATACTCCAAATAAAACTTCAGCACCCAGAAGAAGTGCAGATACGAATAGAGCTATCATGTCACAAACGTGTTTGAAAGCTGCTGTAGATTTTTTTAAAGATCGTCAAAATGCTTCTCTTGAGGATGTTTCTAATGGTACACGTTACCTACTTGCAGAATTAGAATCTATTTTAGATGATTCTTCTTCTACAACATCAAAACCAGCAATTCCTAAAGATTTTTTAGATAGATTGCCAAACTAAGATATGCAAACAACAACAGTTGTTATATCACTATTAGGATTGTTGGTCGTTGTCTTAGGATATACGACCATCAATCTTTTATTTAAAGTCGAAAAACAAGAGGATGTTATGATGTCCTACAGAAAATTTTTCGAAGTTTTGTTAAATAAGGTTGTCGAATCAGATAAAAAACTAAAAGATGTGGATTCTAGAGGAGTGTTCAAATCTGATGATGAAGTTGGTTCAGTTTTTAGCCAAATAAAATCAATACACGACTCTCTATCCAACTTTTTCAAAGTTGACAACCCATAAATGAAGAGAAGAAAAGGAAGACCAAGTTCAAATACATATTTTACAAAGGATACAGAAAATGCAATAGTCAAGTATAATAATACTGAAGATACTGGAGTAAAAAGTAAAATATACCAAGAGGAGATACACTATGCTTTTAACAGACTTGTTGAAGCTATAACCCATCGATTCAAATTTTACCATACAGAAGTTGATTATCTTGAACAACTTCATCATGAGGTAGAAACATTTTTACTTTCGAAGATTCATCTCTTCGATCCTACAAAAGGAGCAAAAGCTTATTCGTATTTTGGTACTATAGCAAAAAGATATCTTATAATACAGAATACAAAGAACTATAAGAAAAAAGTAAATACATCTCCTATTGAAGGTGTTGAAAATGATGATAGCCAAAGTTACTCATTAGATAAAATTTCTAATAAATCTGATCTAGAGAACTTTATTGACTATTATGTTGAATTCTGTACAGAGAATATAGAAGGCATATTTCCAAATACAGTTGATATGAGAATAGCAGATGCTATATTGGAATTGTTTAGAAAAAGGGAAAATTTAGACATAATAAGTAAGAAAGCACTGTACATTTATATCAGAGAAATGGTTCCTGATGTAAATACTCCACGAATAACTAAAATTGCTAATAGACTTAAAGAAGTTTATAAAAACAATTACAACTATTTCTTAGAATATGGATATGTAGATTTTGACTATTAAATATTTAAGTTAAACCGAAAAAAAGGTGCCAAATATTTATAAGAAACAATCTTATGGATTTCCAGTCAAAACTTGAAAATCTTTTTTCAGAGATTCACGACAAGCAGAATCAAAGAAACCAACAAATTATGGCTCTAATCTCAGAGCTAAAACCACTTATAAATGACATTGGTGATGCAACTCTGATTGTTCCTCTCATAAGCAAATACATGGATATTGCTGTAAAAAATGATGATGTTCTAGTAAAACTAGCTTCATTGGTATATAAAGCTGCTAATGCTGAGCAAGGAGATGAATCATTTGGTCTTAGTGAAGAAGAGAAGAAACAACTCATGGCTGAGTTTGATAAGCTAGAAGACAACATTAAATAAATGGGGGATTTCGGATTTAATTCTGTACTGACAAACCTTATATCATCAGGTCAAGGGTTAGAAGGAGTGTATGAGGAGTTGCAAAAACTTAAACTTGAATTTGTAACTGGTCGTGTAACTTCTATTGTATATGATGAAAACTCAGAAAAGTTTCCAGATAAAGGAGAGTGGGATGGTTTAGGAGTTATAGAATTCGAAGTTGTTGACAACCAAAAACCAAAAGGCAAAACAACAAGCACAGCTTATCCATTATTGGCAAGTTTAAGAAACATACCGCTTATTGACGAGTTGGTTTTGTGTATATATCTTCCTGATGACACTAGTAATATATCGCCTAGTGATAGAAGATATTATTATCTGCCTCCTATTTCTGTATGGAACCATCCCCACCAAAATGCTAATCCAAATGGGATTCAAGCACCAACAGAGGATGCATCTACCCAAAAGTCAACGAGCCAAATATCAGCTGGATCTACAATAAAATCCAGTAATGATGAACCAGAGTTAGATTTAAATGGTGATTCTGGAGGAACTTTTGTAGAAAAGAAAAACATTCATCCAATCTTACCTTTTGCTGGAGATGTAATAATGGAAGGGAGATTTGGAAATACGATAAGATTGGGGAATACTGCAAAAACAAACTCTGAGTATAAAAATAATTGGTCAGAGGCAGGGAAAGATGGTGATCCTATTACAATTATTAGAAATGGACAACCAGATGATGTTTCAGATGAAGGTTGGTTACCAATCACAGAAGATATAGACAATGATAAAGCATCACTTTATTTAACGTCTACACAGCAAATACCACTTACTGCTGTAAACTCTTACGAAGCATTTAAAGAGGGCCCTGAACCAACTGATGAATATACAGGCAATCAAGCTATACTAACCTCTGGAAGATTAGTTTTAAATTCAAATACTGAATCAGTTCTTATAAGTGGTAAAAAATATATTTCTTTAGCTGCTGAAGATAATATTGGAATCACAACAACAAAAGATTTCGTAGTATCTGCTGGAACAATAAGACTTGGTGATCCAGAGGCTGATCATCCTGTTTTACTTGGTGATGATTTTTTAGAGCAGTTTAAAAATTTGGTAGACGGTCTTATACAAATTGCAGGTGAACTACAAGTTGCTCAAATCTATCCTGGAGGAGCTGCTGCACCTAACTTACCTTTAAATGGTAAAGCAGCATCTTTTAGAGCTTCCCTAGAAGCAATAAAAAATTTGTTAAACGGAAAAAAATCTCCTTTATTATCTAAAGTAACAAATACAGCATAATGGCACTTACTCCTTATACACTTAGTGGAAGAGTTGTTGATAATACTACTAGAGAACTTCTTGCAGGAGTACAGGTACAAATACTCAATGCTAGAACAAAAACAGATGAAAGAGGAGTGTATTCGGTCACAGTAGAACTTGATGAAGAAACTAGACCCAAAATAAGTTTCACTAAAAAAAATTATGTTGCACAATCAGTAACTCCATTTAGAAGAAGTGGTAGAGTTTTAACTAATTTAAAACAAGTAAGGTTAGAAAGGATAGAAGACTCCCTTGATCAAGAACTTCCAAGAGCATTATTAGCACCTGACGAAGCCTATGACGAACTTAGAGGATTATTTCCAGAGGATCCTAAACAAGCATTGATTAGGGGTATTTTGAAACAAGTAATGGCTCTATATGGAGTTTTAATCCCTGCTATTATAGCTTTGTTAGCAAAATTTGGAATTACAAGTTTAAAAAACCTTCAAGGTAAATCGTGTCCGAATAATGCAACTCTAAGAAGTGTAATAGCAAAAAAGAATAGATTAGTAAGACAATTAAATAATGCTTACAAAGTAACAGACGCAGTTGCTAAAACAGTTGCTGGTATTACTGCACTAATAACAGCAGTCAAAGCTGCAATTAAGATAATATTAAAACTACCATTACCCCAAGCTTTCCCACCAGGTTTCGGTATACCTATTGGAATAACGACTACTTTTTCAAATACAGTAACTAAAATTGAAAAAAAGTTAGATAACTATGAAACTTTATCAGCTGCTACTTTAGGAGCACTTGTTTTACTTAGGGCTGCTTTAGGTCAAGCGTTGAAATATCTTAGTGTATTAGATACATTCATCACAGAGTGTACGGCAGAAGCTAATGGGACAATAAATTTACTACCAGAACCTGATTTTTGGAGATCAAGTGCTGTACTTTTAGCAGCTACTGATGGATTAGAAGTACAGAATTATTTTCAAGGAGACCAAGTAAGATATAAAGTACAAAATATTATTTCCATATACATTTGTAATACAGATCATACGGCTACAGAGGATGGAGTGACAGGTCCACCAGGAATAGGAGACTTCTGGGACCAGGTGGCTGTTTTAGAACAAGATGGTGTAGAAGTACCCAGAGGCCTTTTCCTTGATGAAAATCAGCTAAAGGATGCTCAAGGTAGAACTGTTGGTGACAGTACTCTAGGTGTAGTTACGGGAGGTACGGATGTAGATGTAATTACACTACCAGGACAAGAACCAATAACACAAGAACAATTGTCAGCCGAACTTCAAATTTTAAGAGCACAAACAACAAGAGACGGACAGCCAGTACTTACTGAAGTAAATGGGTTTATAATGGATGTACAAGATGACGAAAAAAATCCTGTAGGCACTTTAAAAAGAAGATATGCAGTTGCTAAAAATAAAGATGGTGTGATATTATTGAAGGGAGAACCCTCTCTTTCATCATCTGATCAGATCCTTATTGATGAGCTTGCTTTCTACATACAACAAAATGACCTAAAACCTAACTAAATCTATATTTATAAAAATAAAGACATATTATGAAAATCAACCAACTGAAGGACATAATCAAAGAAAGTGTAAGAGATGTTATAAGAGAAGAACTTAGAGATATTCTTTTGGAGGCAGTAAAGAGTAATAAACAACCAATACAAGAATTTAAATCTAATCCTATGGTGAGTACTCCTACAACTGATTCTGGAAATTCTTTAGAAAAAAGAAAACAGATTAGAGAAAGTTACATGAATGTTCTCGGAGACATGAAATCTCAATTCACCACACAAAATGTACCACAACCTTTACAAGTAAATGGTCCCATGGACACAACTTCACCAAACGGAAAATTACCAGAAGGAGAAGTATCATTGGATCAAGTAATGGGATTGATGAATAAATAATGGCATTTAACGAAAGACAAATATTTGCTACAGATTTCAGACCTGATGTTGCTATAGGTCTAGATCTCCCTTTTAATGCAGAGGGGGTTTTTCGTTCAACATACCAAAGCAAAGATGCTTTAAAAAACAATTTAATAAACTATTTACTAACTAATCCAGGAGAGAGAGTAGGTAATCCTAATTTTGGAGCAGGTTTAAGAAATTTTGTCTTTGAACAAATAACAGAAGAAAATTTAGATTTCTTAGAAGACAAAATACAAGATGATATAAGAAATAATATACCAAATATAAATTTACAACAAGTGTCAGTAACAGCAAATGAAGATAATAATCAAATAACAGTTGGTTTATTTTATTCTATTGGTAGAACTGGAATTACAGACTCTGTTGATATAACTTTTAGCTAATGGCAGATGTAAATAGAAACATATCGTATTTAAACAAGGACTTTAATGATTTTAGAAGTGCCTTAATAAATTACGCTAAGACATACTTTCCTACTACTTATACTGATTTCTCACCATCATCCCCTGGTATGATGTTCATGGAACAAGCATCTTATGTTGGAGATGTTATGAGTTTCTATTTAGACAATCAGATTCAAGAAAACTTCTTACAATTTGCTAAGCAAACTAACAATCTATATGAATTAGCTTATATGTTTGGTTATAAGCCAAGAGTGACAGCACTAGCTAATGCAGATTTAGAGCTATTTCAATTAGTACCAGCAAAGGTAGTAAGTGGATCAGCAATTCCCGACTTTTCATATGCTTTAGAGATACCAGAAAATATTTCAGTTGTAAGCACAGGAACTACTGCCACTAATTTCACTATCCAAGATAGTACTGATTTCTCTACTTCATCTTCTTTAGATCCAACTGTTGTAACTGTAGCACAAACTTCAGCAGGTAATCCAACTTATTACTTGCTTAAAAAAGTTAGAAAGGCTGTAGCAGGAACTATTAGAACAGCAACATATTCATTCGGTGCTCATCAAGAGTTTCCAACAATAACAATTGAAGGAGAAAATATAGCAGGAATAGTTGATATTGTTGATTCTGATGGAAATGTTTGGTATGAAGTTGATTATTTAGGACAGGATGCTGTTTATGATGGGATTAGAAATTCAAATTTGAATGATCCTAATAATTCAACTAATTCTGATGACACACCTTATATTCTACAATTGAAGAAAGTACAAAGAAGATTTGCAACAAGATTTATTGACAACTTTACATTACAGATTCAATTCGGTGCAGGGAACGCAAATGATAATGACGAGGAATTGATTCCAAATCCAACGAATGTAGGTTTAGGATTACCATATGAACAAGATAAACTTACAACAGCTTATTCCCCTACAAACTTTATATTTACCAAAACGTATGGTATAGCACCATCTAATACAACACTAACTGTTAGATATAGAACTGGAGGTGGAGTAGCATCAAATTCATCAGCGAATACTATAACAAACATAGATACCTCAAGGATACAGTTTATAAATCAAAATTTAAATACAACTACTGCACAGTATGTATTTAATTCTGTTTCAGCAAATAATCCTGCTGCAGCAAATGGTGGTGGTGGAGGAGATACGATAAATCAAATTAGACAAAATACAATATCTAATTTCTCAAGTCAGCTAAGAAACGTTACTGCAGATGACTATTTAGTAAGAACTTTATCTCTACCTTCTAAATTTGGATCTATTGCAAAAGGATTTGTTGAAAGACCTAAAGGAGAGTACTCAAACACTACGTTAGATGTTTATGTT